GAAAATATGGTAATTAAAACAACTGTATATTATAGCAATAGTAAAGCAACTAAACAAGTAAAAGCATTAATATCAAAAATTAAATGTAAAAAGCAAGAATCACATATGATAACATTTGAGCGGACAGATGTCACGTTGAGTTATGAACAATATGCCTCAACATTTAAAACGGAAAAAATAAGCATAGTGAATAAAATATTAGGATTAACAAAAAATAATACATCAATAGATTTACAAAATTATGACGCAGAGATAATAAAGTGCGCAGACACTGATACTGCCGATAGGTTTGTGATATATACGTTACAAGACTTAACAGAAGTAGTATATGATCAAAATATTGGTACATTAGTGAGATTAATCATAAAGGGCTCTGGCACTAAGGAACAACTTTTATTACTTGAAATAAAGCAATTAAAACAACAAATGAACATTGGCCAAAGTGATGTTAATCAAACAAATAGTTACAATAAAATTAAATTAGCATCAAAAACAAACGAAGAAATATTAGACTATAATAAACATCATAAATTTGGTGGTGCATTATGGCAACAAGATATACACTTAACAAGTAGTAGGGACGAATGGCATATATTTGATAATAATAAAACAAGTAAAGTTAAAATAATGAAGAAAATGTTCGATTTTGATTTATTAAATGTTATGATGGTTAATAGTAGATATAGTGTTAAAAGTGTAACTCAATATAATGAACAGTTTATGGATGAGTATAAAGAATGGTTTCCAGTACTGGAACCATATTTTGATAGGCAATATATAGGTGATTTAACACCAAGTAATGAGCTAACAACATCTAAGGCGATAGATTTATGGGATAACACAGATTTAACAGATTGGGTACAACAATATAATAACTTAAGTGAGGGCACAATTAAGTCAAGAGAAGAACCAATAAGAGTGATGGAACTTAAAAAATATTGTTTAACCAAATACCCGGAAATATCTAGACCAATAATACACAAAGTAGTATTTGAAGAACATCGGGCTATAAGTTATAGGTTATTTGGTATAATCAATTTAAGACAAGTTGTACCAAACCCAGCAGACATAGTTAATGACATATGTAGGGCATATTTTAAATCAAATTATAGCCAGATTAGTAATAGTTACAAAGATGATTTAGTAATATTTGATAAACAAGGTACTATTAATTTCTTAAATGAACGACCAGATTGGGACAAATCATTAGTAGAACTAATAGTAACATTTGTATCAGAATTACAATTACAAGATATAAGTAATACTAAAGTACATATTAAGTTAGAGTCACTATTTAAAGAAGAGTTTTGGATGAGGTGGCAACAACAGAAAAGCAGAATTATAGTATGGCAAAGGAAAGCTGTAGCAGCAATATTCGCACCAATATTTAGAGAGTTAAAAAGTAGACTAAAAGCTATATTAAGGAAAGAAATTATTTAT